GCGTGGACAGAGGACGTTGACACGTTCGCAAAGGCAAAAGCTTCTGCACCTGCAGGAGTTGCTGAAGAAGACGACGCACTGAGTTACTTCGCCAAACTGGCAGAGGAAGACTGATGGACGTTGTACACGCCTGGAACTCGATGAGTTACGGAGAAGGGTTTCTCTTCTCCCTGTGGGTCATCGGGATGTATTATATCAAACTTAGAATGGATCGTTATTTTACACGATGATGCACCAACTCTTCCCCACACCAGTGTTTGAAGAGAACGTAGGGGTCCCTGAGGGGACCCTTTCTGTTTTCGATAGTATCTTCCCGTGGGATAGGTTCGAGACTAAATCAATTAGTCAGACCAAACAGATTCTCTCTCGCCTGCCTGAGATTCAAGAACTGATTCTCAATCAAGTGAGGGACTGGATGTATAATGCTTTGCTGGTTGACCCTAGCAATGAGATTGAGATCGTACGTTCGTGGGGTGTGTTCCATCGTGAGGGTGACTCTTGCGATTGGCATTCTCATTCCAATGCAATTATGAGTGGTGTCTACTATATACTGTGTGATGAAGAGAGTGGTAGACTGTTCTTTAATAAAGGAGCACAGTTTCTCAACTGCTTTGTTCCCACACTAGAACCTGATGTGGTTGGGTTTACTGACTGCACAGCAAAGCAATTCACTATCCACCCTGAACCTGGTACGTTGGTGATGTTTCCATCTCAGTTAGTACACAGAGCAGAGGTGTGCCACTCAGAAAAGCGTCTATGCATTGCATTTGACGTGATCGTACGTGGTAGAATAGGTTCAAGACACGGAAATGAATTAGAACTATGAGACTTTTCGCCCTGGGTCTGACTCTTCTTTTAATGCCCTCTGCTGCTCAAGCACACCACAGGCATCGTATCACAGACGGTGAGCGAGAGGTTGCACCTTCGCACTGTGTTTACGATCCAATGTTTATGTCCTGGAACTGCTGGTACAAACCAGTGCCAAGGCGTAGACGCCACCATCATCATCACCATCATTACTGGGATGGTAGTGGTCACGTTCCATCATTTACTCCTAACAAGCACAACGAACACGGAGTTCCTTGCTACTTCTATAAGAAAGGACCTTGGTGTTTCTAGTATCCGCCGCCGTAATATCCTCCACCACCTGATGATCCACTAGATCCGCTAGATCCTGAGGATCCAGATGAACCACTAGATCCAGACGATCCAGATGAACCACTAGATCCAGAGGAACTACTGCTGGATCCACTGCTGCTACTGGAACTACTGCTACTGGAACTACTGCTGGAGGAAGAGGAACTGCTGGTTGAACTTGAAGACGTACTGCTAGAGGGTAGTGTCGCTGTAATGGTGGTACCACTACCAGATGTAAAGGACACCTCAGCAGCAGTACCAGCAACAGATGCACTACCTGCCAGGAGAGCAGTAGAAGAACCACCACCAGAGGCAGAACCTGTAGACGCAGTGGACTGTCTCGGTTTGCTGTATCTGGGTAGACCAATGAACTCTTCTGCAAGAGATCCTTCAGTCTTCTTGTTACCTTCTGGATCTACCTCAGCGTGAGGAAGATAGTCACATAGTCTCTTGAATTCTGAGATGAAGTCAGTTATATACAGTGGACGCAGTAAATAGATATTTCTTTTCGTCTCATTGATCTTGGACTCATAGTTAAAGTACGAGACAGGTGATCTTGAGATGGACTTTGGAACTATGTCACCATTTGCTTTGGTGATATGAAAATCTTCTGATACGATGAGACCCTCAGGCATAAGGCGCATACCAGTGGCAGGATCTATGTACTCATTTGTTTCGTAGTGCTTGATCCCTTCGATAGAACCATACTTATTTGCCACGTAATCCCTAAGATCGTCACGAGTCAGTGGCCAATCTTCGTTTACATTGATGATATTATTTACCAGTAGAACGATCCAGTCTAGACCAGGGTCATTGTAGTATTCATATGCAATCTGATCAGGTCTTTGACCCTCAGTGATTTCATACTGAATGAAACCCAGCAGAGCACCTTGAAGACTGTCGCGGATCTTAATCCTACGGAAGATATTTACTGCCAGTTCATAAGGTTGGACACCATTGATCCTACTCTTCTGACGTACATATACTTTGGGGAGATACTTAAAATATGCCATTATCGAATAGAGTTTTTGGTGAGGAATGCAGTCTCGTTGAATGTGAGAGACATATTGAATGCCGCAGGACCATAATCTGTAATGCTATCAAAGATGTCCTTCAGTGAGTTGTAAGGACCATCAGGTGTCAAGTCAATGGAGAAGTTTGCAAGGACCATCTTGAGAGGGAACTGCATAATCTTCTTGAGACCAGTGGGTTGACCAGAAGTGATGTCAAGGTCACCTGTCTCACTTGGTTTGCCTTCGATACGTACGAGTTCAAGTCTGAAGTAGTCGGGGATAGTCAACCATCTACCCGAACCAGAACCAGATTTACTTGACAACATATTGTTGAACAGTTGGTTGCCACCATCACCAGCAAAGTCAACTGGTGTACCATCTTGTTCACCAGGAAGCATTGCAAGTCTCAAGCATTGGATGATGTCATACAACTCAGATGCTTCCTTTGCATTCCTGGGTTGACATTTGAAGTTGAAACTGTGGTTTCTGTACGTGGTACCTCTGAAAGTGGTCTCTTGATATGGGTTGAAGATTCTCTTCTTAGTCAATGCTCCGATGGTGTTTGCATCGAGACCAGAAGTATTCATTCCAAGAGTGCTGTTCACAAGACCAATAGCACTTGCAACCTTGTTCATCACGAACTCAGGCTTTGCAGCACCTGCAGTCTGTTGCAGCGTGTTGACTAGATCATCACCAGTGGTACCGTTTTGTAGTGCTTGCATTGCACCCATACCTGCAGCACCAAGAGTGACCTGGTTGTACTCAGCACCATACTCTTCCTTCAATCCTTGAGGAAGGTATAGATAAATAGTTTTATAAAGTGCACCCTCACTCGATCCACCTATGCCACCAACTCTGGTGTAGGGATTACCCTCTGCAGATCTATATACTTTGATCTTCAGGTAATCAACAACGGTTGTTCCGAACGAATCTTGCCCTCGTATAGCACTGCTACCAGGGGAGTCGCCAGGTACTTGCGTTGGTATTGATCGGGGATATACTAATGGAGCTTCAGCCATATGCCTCAGAGAAGTTATTCAGGTCGTTTCAAACCAAGTAATCCTGGCAAGTACAAAGGTGATCCTACAAACATTATTTATAGATCTTTGTGGGAACGTAAATTAATGGTATGGTGTGACAACAATGCGAACATCAAAGAATGGGGAAGCGAAGAAACAGTCATTCCTTATGTCAGTCCTGTTGATAATCGGGTTCATCGTTATTTTCCCGACTTCTACGTCAGAGCAAGAACCAGGAACGGAAGGACTCAGAAGTTCATTATCGAGGTTAAACCGCTCGCGCAGACAGTTCCACCGAAAAAGAAAAGCAGGGTTACCAAACGATACTTAAGTGAGGTGACCACGTACGCTGTCAATGATGCTAAGTGGAAAGCAGCACGGGAGTATTGTGCCGACAGACAGATGAAATTTCTCATCCTTACAGAAAAGGAGTTATTGGTGTGAGTTTATTCGAGGACATAAAAGATTTAGGAGGTGGTGGATCATTCAACAAAGAATGGTGGCGTAGTCAACTCATCTATGGTTTGGAAGCAGGCACACCACAGGTTGGTAGGATGATTTTTTTCTCTTACAACGCTAAATATGGTGAGCAGATGCAGTTCTGGGATAGGTACCCACTGGTATTCATCCTAGGTGAGGATTCAACTCGATTCTGGGGTGCGAACCTTCACTACCTACCACCTTCAGGACGTGCATCATTAGGTGAGTCACTATTTCAGGGAGTTCTTGACGTACCTCCTGTTACTTACCATAAATACTTACGATCTAATGTACAATCTCCGTACTTTAACGTGCCAAATTCTGAGTGGTCTGATGTGGGTTTGATACCCTGTGAGCAATTTGTAACTACAATTAACGGTAGAAACATTAACGTACCATCCAAAACAGTGTATCAATACGCATAATGTCAATCTCATTCAGCAGATTCAAAGACCTGGTTGCAACAGGACAATACGAACCCTCGCGTTCAAATATGTTCTCCATTCAGATGGGGATACCATATCATATGCGTAGTCTTTTGGGTGAGTTTGGTGGTCCAAAGGGATTCTATGAAGCGATTGATTACTTTGCCGATTCAGTGACAGTTCCCTCTCGTAACCTGATGACAGGTGAGGTAACTAACTTCGGTGCGATGAGGAGATATGCAACACAACAGACACCACAAGAATTAAATATCCAATTCCTTGTCACCAAGAACCAGTGGCACCGTGCATTCTTTGAGAGATGGATCAACACTATCTCTAGAGACACAGAGAACAGGAGTATGTTCTATGATAATTATGTAACTGACATCATTATCAATAAGTGGGAACCTGGATCTAACTTGGTCACTAAATTTGTAGATGCCAACGGCAACGCAGGACAGATTCGTAACAATAAAATCACAGCACAATGGAGAGCAGTTGGATGCTTCCCATACAATGTAAGTCAGATGACATTTAACAATGAGCAAATGTCACTGATGAAGTTGGACGTACAGTTCTATGTTGAACGTTTCCGTATGGGTACGACGATCAAGTCTCAAGGTGATTGGACCACAGATATTGTCACTGAGGCAAACGCTCCCTTGAATGAAATCGTGTCCTCTCCTGGTAGTCCTCTGAGAGGTAACTCGGGTATTCCAGCATTCGATAGAACCATTGATGCCATTGGTGAAGTCAGTCGTGCTATCGATAGTGTCAGTTCTGCTGTTAACAGCATTGGAAGGATCTTCCAGTAACTGACTAAATACCTATACGAATTGGTCTTATTACTATGCCTATGCCATTGCCCACCTTGGTGGTGCCTGAATATGAAACTGTTTTGCCCTTCGGTCAGAAGGTAACATATCGTCCTTTCCTGGTACGTGAAGAGAAGTTGCTTTACCTAGCAATGGAATCTCAGGATCAGAAAGAGATGATCAAAGCAGTCAAAGAAATTATTAAAAACTGTACCAGCATCAAAAAAGTAGACACACTTTCCACTTTCGATGTTGAGTTCCTCTTCCTTCGTATCCGTGCGAAGTCTGTTGGTGAAATTAGTGAGTTCAAAATCACTTGCCCTGATGATGACAAGACACAGGTAGATGTAGAAGTCAACCTGGAACAAGTAGAGGTACAAGTCCCTGACGATCACACCAATAAGATCAAGATCACTGATGATGTCACGCTCGTGATGAAGTATCCATCTATCGATACCTTCGTCAAGAACAATCTCTCTGAGAATCCTGGTATGGATGACATCTTCCAACTCGCTGCTGATTGTGTCTCACAGATTGCAAACGGTGAAGAGGTAGAAGATGCTAAAGCATACAAGAAAGCTCAACTCGTTGAATTCTTTGAATCAATGAACTCTTCACAGTTCCAGATGGTTCAAAAGTTCTTTGAGACAATGCCTAAGTTGTCTCATACCATTGAGGTCTTCAATCCCAAGACTGAAGTGAAGAGTGAGGTGGTACTTGAGGGGATGGCTGCTTTTTTCGCGTAGCCCTAGCCCACGACTCACTGATCAACTTGTTTGAGGTGAACTTCGCACTGATGCAGCACCACAAATATAGTCTCACTGAGTTAGAGAATATGATGCCGTGGGAGAGGGATGTGTACGTTAATATGCTGATCCGACACCTCCAAGAAGAGGAGGCGAGGCAGAGGCAAGCATCAAGAGGACAATCACTTTAATGCAAGTATCTAAACCCATAGCAATAAGATCGTTTCTCCCTGTCACCAGGGGAGTAACGGGTTCTATTGCGACTAATCCTGTTACTGCTATGACGACAGCAGTCAACAGGTTGGGTGCCACTGTAGAGGACATTGGTAAGATTCTTGTTGGGCAGATGCAACTTGCCACCACACCAGTGCAAAGAGATGCAAATGCCGATCAATTAAGAAGAGACAAGAAGACTGAAGATGATATAGAGAAGAACAGAATTAGTAAAAAGGATTTAGATAAGGGAGCGAACGAAGAGAAACCAGAACCACCAAAGATGGGTTGGTTGGAGAGGTTGTTAGCACCATTCAAGTGGTTGGCAGTCTCTGCTTTGCAGTGGTTTGTTCTAGACTTCCTTAGTGATCCTAAGAACAAGCAAACGATCAAGACTGGTCTTAAGATAATCAAGGCGTGGTTGGGTACGGTATTTAAGGTACTGACCACAGGTGTGAACCTGATAATGGAAGCCTTTGGTGAGAAGAACATCCTTATGGGTGCTCTGAAACTTGTAGGTGGTCTCGGGGCGCTGTGGTTAGCAGATAGGATATTAAAACCCTGGAAACTTATTGGTGACGCTGCTCGTCTCACTAGGTTCCTCACCAAGGGGATGAAAAAGAATACAGTAAAGTCGCAGAAGCAATTACATAAACAGTTAGTACGTAAACGCGCTGCAAATATCAAACGCATCCGTCAGATGCGTAAACTCAAAGCAGTTGCAGGTAAAGGTCTCAGAGCAGGTGGTAAGTTTCTGAAAGGTGGTGGTCTCTCCGTACTTGCGGGTGGTGCTGCGTTTGCGGGTAGACTTGCTAAGGGTGACTCGATGCAGGTAGCAGCAGGTGCTGGTATTGGTGCCACTGTTGGTGGTCTTGCTATGTCTGCACTGTTGACACCTATCCTGGGTCCATTTGGTCCTATTGTGGGTCAGTTGCTTGGATCATTCCTTGGTGAAAAGGTTGGTGCCTTCATTGGTGATGCTATTACTCCCATACTGGAACCGATCAAGAACTTCTTCGTGGAGATTGCCCTCCCAGTAGTCAAGTCGTTCTTTATGCCAGTCATCAACCCGATGATTGAGTTGTTCCGTGATGGAGTGTTACCCGTCCTGGAGTTGATCAAGGAAAAACTGTCACCCATCCTTGAGGGTGCAGTCCAAAAAATCAATGATGTTATCAACTCTGACTTTGTACAAGGTGCTATTCAAAAACTTGTCAATCTGGTTGAGGGTGCCAAGAAAATTATGCAAGGTGGAGCGGATCAGTTGGGTCGTTTCAGAAATGTTCTTGGACTTGAGGCTGAAACTGAGACGGCGGAAAGAGAACTCCGTATGGCAAAGCAGGCAAAACAGGATGCAAAGAATGACCTGGAATATGCAAAGAAAAAGTTAGCAAGACTTGAGCGATACGTACAGGAAGAAGGTCCTGACTATAGAGTACGATTTGCTTGGCAGGATCATAATGATGCTGGTATGAACACGGTTGCTGATCGTGTTGAGCACGAGAAGAAACATATCAAAGAACTGGAGGAAAGGATTGCAGGTGAACTGACTACCAATATCCAAGATAAGACTATGCAACTGGAGGAGGTCAGACAGAGACCTCAGGCACCTCCTGGTGGTGCACCTAAAGGTAGTAGATTCTTCCCTCTGCCTAAGGGTCACTTTGATGGTCAGATATATCAGTACCATAGATCTCACGCATCATCAAGTAGAGGAGCACACCAAGGTGTTGACCTAGTTGAAAAGTATCCTTTCGGACCTAACCCTGCAATCGATGTTGTCGCTGTTGTTGGTGGTGAGGCGATCACAGATAGGTACGTACCTAATCTTGATTATCTGGCAGGTATTATGATTAAAGGTGACGATGGTTACGACCAGCGTTACTTGCATATGATTCCTAGCATCAAACCTGGAGACAGGGTAGAGGCAGGACAGGTCATCGGTAAACTCGTTGATATGAGACGAGTTGGTAGAAGTATTGATGACACTCACCTACACTTTGAGGTCTATCCTCGTGGTAGGGGTGGAGACTTGAGTCCTCACGTCACGTACCCTAAACTGTTTGGAACTCCTAGACAGCATCAGAACACGATTGTAAACGCCACACAAGGACCTGATGGTGGCGTTCCTCATACCAGGATCCCAGTGGGAGACATAAATACTGACAAACCCAACACTAGAATCCCACAGAAACCTAAGAGAAAGAAACCAACCTCCCAGGCAGTCATCTTACAACCTGCCATTAGAAGAATGAGTACATCTGGTGGAGGCAACGACGTACAATTCTCATCCCCCTCAGCTAGCATCAGATAATGGCAGTATCAACACCTTCAATTAGATTTTATAAGTTCGTCACTGGTCCCAAAGGGGATGGTGCGACGGTATCTATTGGTGGAAAGCAAGTTGCTGGTGCAAGTTTCGCGAGTACATTAAATGCGATTAATTCCCTAGGTGCTACTGTTAATAGTATTGGTGTAGCACTGAAGAGACAACAGGCTGCAACACAAGCTGCACAAGCAGAGGCAGCACGTAATGCACAACTGAGTAGAGATAGAAATCTAGAAGGTAAGATCGAAGCACCGAAGGAAAATATCGGTCAGAAGATTGGTGGCGTCATTGCTGCAGCATCCCCAACCTTTATGGAATGGTTGGGTAAATTACTAAAAAGTATGCTGATATATGGCGTACTGGATTGGTTATCTGATCCAAAGAATAGGGAGAGTATAGAACGTACATTCAAGCGACTTAAATCGTTCTTTGAAGGGGTCGTAGCGTTCTTCACTCGTGTCACTGATTTTATAACTACAAACTGGGAGAAAGCATTTGGAAAGGATAAAACTTTCCAAGAGAGGATGGAGGGTGCACTTAAATTAATAGGTGCAGGTGCTGCTGTCCTGGTAGGTCTTGCCTTCCTCAAAAATCCCATAAAGACTATCACTACTTTTGGCAAGATGCTTACGGGCGTTGCCAAAGGTATTTTTAATCTTGGTAAGTTCCTTGGTGGCAATGTGATTGGTCAGACGCTCCTGGCGGCAGGTCAGGGCATTATGGCTTATCAGGATGTGATGGCGAACTATGAGGGTGATGAAGAAGACAGAAGATCTGCTGCAATCGGTGCTGGTACTGGAGCTGCCGTTGGTGGTATGGCACTGGGTGCGCTCGGCAATAAACTTGCTGGTCCTATTGGTGGTCTGATTGGTAATGCCCTTGGTGGATTTCTTGGTAAGCACGCAGGTAAATTCTTAGGTCCTATTGTCAAGGATACCTTCAATGCGCTGAAGGATTTCTTTGAACAGATAATGAAGGTTGTCAATGCCTTCCTGGAACCTATCAAGAAGGCAACCAAAGAATTCTTTGAGGCATTGGGTCCAGCGATCCAGAAGTTGGTAGACTTCATCAAGCCACATCTACCCAAGATAATGGAGGTTGCTTCATTCTTGGGTGAAACTGCATTCAAGCCCCTGATTATGCTTATGCAGGGTCTTACTAACGTATTGAAGTGGGTTGCTGGTACAAAACCTGAAGAGACACCTGAAACACCTGGATTAACACCAGAGCAGCAAGCAGCAAATGATGGTGTCATCCTAGAGAGTAAGGGTGGACCATTCCCTGCAATATCATCCGCTGCAGAGTTCTCAAAGGGTGGAATTCTTCCATTCAGTCCAACTACTATCGTTAACAGCGTCCACGTACCTAAGAGGTCTATGGGTGGCAGCGTGTATAACATCAAACCACGTTTGGCACCACCTCAGATCACCAAGGTGCAGGAGATGGCGAAGGGTGGTTGGATCCGTGGACCACAGTCAGGTTACCCAGTATCACTCGATGGTGGAAGGTCCGTATCCTTTATCGGTCACGGAACAGAATATGTGGCACAAAGATCCGCTGGGGGTTTTGTAATACCCTTTGATACCCCTCATACGCGCAGAGATCCTGGTTTGACCGCTAGAAGGATCGGTCAGGCACGTGCAGGTGGGTACTTGAAATCTGCAGGCGGTAAACTACCTGAAATGGGTCTAGGAGGCATCCTAGGGGGTATTGGTAAGGGTATTGGTGCCGTAATGAATACGGTGCAACCAGTTGTCAACGCTGTAGCGCCCATTGCTGCAAATATCCCTCAGTTGGCACCAGTTGTTGGTGCTGGTAAGACCATTATGAATTTGACTCAGACTGTCCTAGAAGCGACTGATGAGGCAGATGCTATGGAGACAGCTGAAGGTATCAAGACCATCGTACTTGACATTATGGAACTTCCTGGTGGAGTTGCTGATGGTGGAGGAGAAAGTGCACCTGTTGTTCTCCCTGGAAAGCAGAATCCAGCAAATCAATTCCTGCAAAGTCGTTTTGGATTCCTTGGTGAGGGATCTTCTATCTTGAGTAATTTCTTCTGATGTCAGCACAACCTAAAGGTTACGAACTAAAAGAATTCGCACTTTTGTTGGGTGATGGAGACATCTCAACGAAAACAGATCTGTCTGAACTGAAGTTTTCGGGTGAGGATGCATTTGATCTTAGAGATGTTTGTTCCAACTTCAATTACTATGAAGCAGTAGAATCGCCTGTTATCAGATGTGAGTTTTTGATTTATGACACCGTAGATCTGATTTCTGGTATCAATGGTAATGAATATATTCGTTTGGTACTGACTACCGATACTGCTCCTGATACTGAGATTGAGGTAGTTCAAAAAATATTCAAAGTTGGTGAAGTTACCAAATCTGAGCGTGCAGTTACGTACATCCTGTACACTACATCTCCTGGTGCACATTTGAACGAAGCAAATCGTGTATTTAAGTCATTTACCGATCAACCAGGTAGTGCAGTTGTCAATAAAATTGAAAAGGAATACTTGAACAGGAAGGTAAAACACAAACTATGGGAAGAAGCGAGAGGCAACTTTAACTTCATCTCTCCGTCTTGGAGAGCGTATGATGTTATTTCATACGTACAAGATAAGATTGTAGGTAGTGTTTCTGGAAGACCTGGGTATCTCTATTGGGAGACTTCAAGAGGCACAAATTTTGCTACAATGGATATGCTTTGTTCGGAGTCAAATCCATCATTCACTAATCCGATTGTTTATACCTATGAACAAGCGAACGTGGGTGCTGCTCCTGGGGGTGATCTCAATGCATTCAAGATTGAGAGCATCAACTATCCTGACAGAGCAAACACACTAGAACGTTTACGTTCTGGTACGTTCAGTAATACCGTTTTAGGTATTACTATGCCTGCATTGACTAGCGGGTTCTTACCTAGCAGTGGTTCAACCTCTGACGGTAAGAAAGATAGTTCACCATCTGGTTCTATCAATCCTCCTATTAATATGGGGGCAAAGGAAGTTTGGGGTATGTCAAAGCACCTTAATAAGGGGTTCCCATTCTTTAAGGTAAATGATGATTACTTCTCACCAGAGAAACCAGCAAGGATCAAGATTCGTGCACTACCTTCAATGAAGAATGCACAGAACTCTGCAAATCCTGATGGAAATGCTGGAAATATGACATTTGACACTATTCAATCTTCTGCCTATAGTACGTCTAGATGGCAGCTGCTAAATGCGATTAAATTGGACATCAAAATCCCTGGAAACGCATCCATTGCAGCAGGAGATGTGATCAATGTCAGAATTCCATCATCTCAGTCACAGTCTGGTCGTATTGAACTTGACGAAATGTACTCAGGCAAGTATCTTGTACTTGGTTTGAAGCATACTTATACAAAGTCAGGTATCACCACAAGCCTAAATCTATCAAAGGACAGCATACTCTAATGGAGAACATCGAAGCACATATTGCCAAGGACAAAGAGATCCTTGACAACCCCAATACAAATCCTCAAATGCGTCGTCACATTGAAGGCGAATTGCACGACCTGGAGGATTATGTAGAACACCACAAAAAAGAAATCGAAGCAGGTGATCATCACGATCCCACATATTTGGAACTTTTCTGCGATCAGAATCCCTCAGAACCAGAATGTCTAGTTTATGAAGACTGATTTTATTGATGGAGGTAAAATCTCCGATGAGACTATTGACAATTTGATCGAATTCTGGGATAATTGCACATACCTTAGAAAGGTGAACGGAGAGTTCTCCGATGGAGTTGACAAATCAGTCAAAAACTCCGTTGATATGGCAATCCCGCCATATCTGAATGAAAAAGCAGTACGTCTTTTTCTTGGAGAACTACAATCTTGTTTAGACGATTACCTTACTAAGTTTACATACGCCCGTATGGCAGATCTGGAGTTGAATGAACCTTTCAACATTCAGTGGTATCCAAAGGGCAACGGTGGTTATCACCGCCCTCATTGTGAACGTATTGGTTCTGATAAAACTACTACGTGGCGTCACCTTGCTTGGATGACGTATCTTAATGATGTTGAAGAGGGTGGTGAAACCTACTGGATCCACCAATATAAAAAAGTCAAACCACAAAAAGGTTTGACACTCTTCTGGCCAGCAGATTGGACTCACGTCCATCACGGTCTGCCAGCACCAAATGAAGAGAAAATGATTGCCACAGGATGGATCTCATATGCTTAGGGCGAATAGCTCAGCGGTAGAGCTACTCGTTTACACCGAGTCGGTCGGGGGTTCGATCCCCTCTTCGCCCATTGTCGAAAATTTTTTATGAAAAGCGTCATTCTTGCAGGTCTTCTCTTGGGTGCTGCCCACGGGATGACAGTCCCTGTCAATGCAGGGGAAGACAAGATTACCAAAGGATATAACTCATACGATGCTATGGGTTGTATGTTGGTACGTGAATGCACTAAGGATGTTAAAAAGGTCAATTCCCTTTTAGACATCTCGTCGGAGTATCCGAAACCCGAACGATACACTTTTGCATCGCAAGAGTTCAACCGACTGTTGACAACACTGGATAAGATCGGTGTTGAGGTATTTCTTGCCGATCAACGCTATTTCCCTAAGGGTCATCGTGGTGTGTATCACACCGTCAGTAATAACTTTTATCTGAACAGGGACTGGATGGATGATCCTGCTGTCCTGATGCAACTGATGCGTCACGAAGGATGGCACGCTGCTCAAGATTGTATGGCAGGAACTATTGAGAATAGTCTGATTGCCATCATCAAACCAGAAGAGGATGTGCCTATGATCTGGAAGGTTATGGCAGAGCGCACCTATCCCGCCAATGCTGTGCCCTGGGAAGCAGAAGCAGGTTGGGCAGGACGTACTGAGGGTATGACTCAGGCAGCATTGGATGCTTGTGCCACTGGTAAGATGTGGGAGATCTACGAACCCACACCTTTGACCCGTAAATACCTCGTTGAGGAAGGATATATCAAAGATTGATTCTTCCTGTATAAATACCAATATAAGAAATTAAACGTTATTATTAATGACTGCTATCAATACTATTGGTAAGTCCGATGTGATGGGTCGTGACGGATTCACCTGGTGGGTAGGTGAAGTAGAAGATAAAAAGGATCCTCAGCAACTTGGACGAGTTCGTGTACGTGTCATCGGATGGTACACTGGCGGACAAAGTAAAGAAGCATATCTGTCCTCTGTAAAGACAGAGGATCTCCCTTGGGCATCTGTACTGCTGCCTACCGACCAACCTGGCATCAAAAACACTGGCACCACTACCGAACTGGAAGTTGGTGCACAGGTGTTGGGTTTCTTCCTTGATGGTGAAGAGGCACAACTTCCTGTCGTTATGGGTTCTTTCCGAGGAATGCGTAATGTCAATGACAAGAAGTCGGGTGGAGACGGTGGTGATAGTGCCGTTAGCAAGACGACTGTTGCAAGTCCAGACAATGCACCCGACTATCCTCCCGCCGCGAAGGATGGCGCGGGTGCTGATGTGCCTGGCGGAGCACCATTCAACAAAACGGGTTCAGCACCTGCTGATTCGGCTGGCGGCGAAGCAACTGACCGAGGAATTCTTGGCAAGGCAGAGCAAGGACTAGCAGGTCATTATGCAACTAACCCCAAAGTTGTACCACAGGAACCTCAAGCGATCAGCAATGGTGTTCAGGGTCCTGCTGGAGAGGGTTTTGAGAAAGACCTGGAGAGAATGCTCACTGAGGTTGGTAATCTTGCAAGTGGACTTGCATCTGACCCTGCTGGCAACTTAGTCTCACTCATCACTGGTAAGAAGGTCGATAACCAGATCCTGAAGAAGGCGATGAAAGGTATCAACCTGCTGATGGCAAATGGTATTTCAGGCATTATGTCCTGGATGAAAGAGATTCTTGCCAAGCAGATTGACGCTATTGTTGGTGCTATTAAGAAGTTCCTGACTCAGATTATCCCTCTTGGTATCCTCAATGCTCTCTTGGAACTGGCAGACTTCATCTTCAGTCTGTTTTGTGGATTTGAGGGTCAATGGATTCTTGGTCTTGTAAAAAGTGCGCTAAATGACACAGCTGCCTTTGCCAATCAGATGGCAGATATTATTGTGTCCAAAGTATATGATGCTATCCCTGCATCTGTAACAAGCACTGTTAATGGCATTGTAGGAAAAGTCAAGAGTGGTCTGCAAAAAGTTGCATCTGTTGCACGTACACTCGTTAAGGCAATCCAAGTAGTTAAGAATACTATTGGTCAGTTTAAGCAGATGGGTCAAGCACTTGACTCAATCTTCCAATTTGACTTCAGTAAGATCAACTGGGGCAGCGTTGTATCTTTGATCATCGCTATCCTTAAGATGCTGCTTCCTAAGAAGGACTGCGGCAGGAAACTACGAAAATCAAAACTAAAATTCTGGTTACCACTATTCGGAGCATCGACTTGCGATACTGTCCCTGAGTTTATGACAAGGGAAGTGCAGGTTGATTTGGGTGGTAATAATACTGCTGGTGACATCATCAGTAATATGTACTCCAACCTGGATCCATTTGCGATGCAGGTTACAACCTTTATGAACGGTGCATCCGTCATTCAGGATAATACCAAGGGTAAAGAGAAGACTATTGTCAGTGATACTGGCGGTCAGACTAAGATCTCTGATAACCAGGGTAACACTCACTACAACCAACCTAAGAACGAAACTAAGATCATTGGTGGTGATAAGTGTACTACTGTCAAAGGTAACAAGTGTGAGACTATCGAGGGTGATTATACCTTGATCGTCAACGGTGACTTCAACCTTGAGGTACGTGGTGCATTCAACGAGCACACTTCCAATGGTGTTGGTATGGAGGGTGATGATGGTGCTGGTGGTGGAAGTCCTGGTGAGCAGCAAGCAAAGTCTTCACAGACCAAAGCTGCTGACCACGAGATGAACTACCAAGGTAACTATGGTATTCAGGCAGCAAACATCACCTTCAGTGCATTTAACGAGTTCGCTGTCAACGCTGGTAACATCAACAATAAAGCAACCTCTATGATGAACTCGATCTCTGGTGAGATCGTCAACGAATGTTCTTGGCAGACTAATCTTGTCAACAACGTTGTGTTCAATATGGTTGGTATGCTGAACATCCTGCCTGGTATCACTGGTAGAATGTCAATCATCAAAGGTCCAGATCTCACTATGACTGCTGAGGTCGCTGGAACCAGTGCTCTCCCTGCTACACAGATCCGTATGTCAGTTGGTTCTTCATTGCCTTCTGGTATGGTAGACATCGTTGCTGGTACCTCTGGTGGTCACGCAACTCTGGTTGCTTGTCCTGCTGGTGGCATCGGTGAGTTTGTTACAGCAGGTGGCGGTGCCATTGTAAACCAGGTAACATCTGGTGTGGCATCATATGGAGTCGGAACTGGTCTTTTTGCTGCTGGTTGCGGCGTCGGACCTACTCAAATTTACGGTCTGCCATTGCTACTGAACTGATTCTGTGCTACTCTATTGAGTGAAGAACTCTGGGACCTAATGGAAACCTATCTTGAGTACGTGTGGGTTGACTTTACCCATCGCTCAATCAAACTCCTCAGTGATGATGGTCACGAGGAAACTATTAACTGGAAATGGGACGAGGAGGGTGCCGAAGGGTTTGCCCACACCGTCGCTATGATTCAAGAAACTATCGAACCTGAACGTCGTCATTATCTTCTATGAAAACACCACTGAGAGTAACTGTCGAAGAAGTAGAAAAGAACTTCGACTTCATCTTTTCACTCGTAGAACGAGGAGAAACTATCCTCATCGAAGCACCTAAAGGTAATGTAATGATGGTGCCTGTCAATTCTGCCTATTCACGATTGGAAGAAGAGAAGGCAGCAGAGTATATGCCTATGGGACCTATGGCACCAATCCCAGGTGTCACCCTACCTTCTGACGCTGATGTCAGAAGTTACGTGGATGAAACACTTAACGAGTTGAACGGAGATCTTTGATATATAAACTATGGATCAGGATGCTTTTCTCGATCTCTTGCTAGGACACTGGCACAACCTAAAACAAGCCCAAATGTATCCATCGTCATTTGCGTATATCCACTACTGGTGGTACGTAGATGAAGACGATACATTAAGATCAAAGCAATGGTACGACTGGAACGGTGAAATCTATCGTCAACGTCGTCACTCTCTGATCAGTAATCCAAACAACATCACGTTGAAAACCTGGATTGATGATGAGGAGATGCCTGATCTAGTGTTCACAGAGTCTGAGCACGGGTACCAAGGAAGCACCTTACCTGGTGCTGTCAACGGTAAAGGAAACAAGGTGGAATCAAAGATTCTCCTAACTAAGGAGACATTTGATACGGATGACAAGGGATGGAACGATCAAGGTAAAATGATCTGGGGTACAAATAGAGGTCCGTTTCAGTTCATCCGATGTTCAAAATCTATTCCGACTACCGTTTCCTCACCCAGGTAGGATTAGCACGTATCTGGTATCTAAATGGGTTACCGTTCACCTTTGACGAGGTTGACGATCCCACAGATGACGTGATAGAATTAGCGCACAAGCAGACTTATATTAGTCTCGAAGAAATTATGAAAGCAAGTGAGTATCTCGTTATTGAGCAATGCCACCCAATCATATTTGAACTTGAGTCTGTAGTCTGTGAAGAAGAACTCCCATTTTGAACTTCTATGAAACTGCACACACCGACCAAGCAATTTATCCAAAAAGATGGTACAATTTGGGAGTGGGTAGAAACTCCTGAACTGCGTACGTTTATCGCGGAACAGGAAAAGAGAAACCTCACCGCCAGATTAGCTCAGCGGTAGAG